AGATACCAGCACCTTCGCGACCGGCTTTTTGCAAGGCCTTCATGCCTTCTTGGCCATATTTCTTTTTGCCAAGATAGGCTTGCAATGCAGATTCATCCATGCTGGTCTCATCTACTTGCTTTTTATCTTTGGCCTGTCGGGCAGCTTGAGACATGGGCTCTTTTTTATCACCATCTCGGTCCAGATCCAGGAAGTCAGGTCGCTTGCCTTCGGTAAGATTTTGTTTGCCGACCGAGTTGAGTTTTGCCAGTATATCGTACATGTTGTTCATCATCAGTTCCTTATTTCCTGAATCCAGTTTGGGGCTTGGGTGGCCGTTTGATCGTGGTCATGGGGCTTTTCACGCCCATAGGCAAGTCGTTGGTGGTTTCTGCAGCAGGAGTCGGACCCCCGGCCACGGTCCATTCTGCTGCCTCTGCTGAGTTTTTGACCACGGCGTGATCCTTGCCCACGGCAGAGTAATCTTTCTTTAGATCTCGTTGTTGTTTGGTATCAGCTGGATAATCCGACAGCAACAAAGGAGAACCCTGTTCTTCTATTCCCAAGAGTTCAGCATCCATGCCTTCTTGCCAATGTAACTCATTGATGGCCATGCGATCTTCGCATACACCCAAAAGTTCTACCATCTGTGCCACTTGCTGGCGATTGGCTGGATAGCGCAAGATCACATCCATCATGCTCACACGCTCATTGTTGTAGGCAGGAAAGTCCTGAGGCTCACTCATGACCGGTGTGGTCTTGACTTCGCCAATGCTCTTGGGATCAAACTTTTTCAGTTGATCTTTGAACTGCTTCAAAAAATTTTCAGGCAGATCACCCACAAATTTTATGCGATAATCAAAGGTTTTTTCGCTTTCAGCGAGGTAAGTAGCAAAGTTTTTCATATCAGGATCCTATGGATATATTTAGCGTTTCGCGTCTTTTGGTTGGTCTACACCATTTTTGCCCAGGAGATGGTTCAGCAATTCGTTGCGATCCAACACATGCCCCGATGCAGTGGGTATGGCCAAATCGTCCTGGCCGCCCTCGCGATCTAGTTTGACCTTCTTCATCTGCATATCGATCATTTTGAGTTTCTTGTTTAATTTAGCCGTCTTGGCCGTTATGGCGTGGCCCAACATGGTTCCAGCCACGGCAAAAATCTCTGACGCATATCGGCTGTCTACCTGCATGCCGAGGTTCATGAGATCATCAAAACTCTCCTGGGCCCGGCGCGCCAGGTCGTCCATCTCTTGGTCACTGCTTTCTAAGCCTTTTACTGCTGGGAGGGCTGCTTCGATCTTGTCAAGAGATGCCAGAGCCTCTGGCAGGACGGGCAGTTGTGCCGCATCACTCGCAGTTTGTTGATCAGTGTCGTTGGGTTGCTCATCGTCGTCTCCTGATCTAGGCAGATCAAAAAGTTCTTCCAGTCGTTGGTTTTGCGGTAAAGTCATACCGGTATTTACCGGCTATTTTTTACCATTTCGGAATAACTGATCTTCGTTGATCACGCGGAAGGTAAGGCCCTGTCGTCGGCACCATTTGGTCGCAGCATCCCATTTACTGTAGTTCACGGCCACCACGGCCCGATCTCGGTTGCTGGCCTTGCTTTCGATGATGCTCTGTTTCTTGGGTTTGATCTCGACCAATTCTGCCCGCTGCCGGCCGTGCTTGTCGGCATAGATCACCAAGAAGTCCGGTATGTAATTGGTCATTTTTCCCGTGAACGGGTGACGGTATGGGATCACGATGCTTTCGCTGGCCCACTGCAGCACATGATTGTTGTTGTCACAAAACTGCATGAAGGCCAGTTCCCAGCCCGAACGATATCTAGGCAGACCTTTGCCTACATATTTGTCCGTGTTCATGGGCCGGAACACACCCTGGGCAAACTTGCTCATGGCAATACATTACGAGCGGCCCAGACATTGGGCTGCACAGGGTTGTTTACGCCCAACAGAGTAGTGGGGCTGCGGAGACCATTAAGATAGTAGGCCAAGGTGTTGGTGACTTGAATCTCGTTTTGATCGGCCATCTGCTCGACCAAGACTGTGGCAGGCACACCAGTTTCATCACTGATGCGGAATAGGACCGAAGTGAAACTGTCCGCTGCCGCAGCGGTCTTGAAGACCGACAGGAAGAAACTATTGACCACATCGTATTCGTTGGCATCAACGTCCACGGCAAATTCATAGAACTCATCGTAGACTCTCACTGTGAGATCCACGGCTGGGTTAAGAGTGTTGACTGAATTTTGTCCGGGCATGATTATCTCTTGGGTATGGGGAAGATTGGTGCGTTGAGTCTCTGCTGTATCGTGGTGCCGGCACTGCCCACTGGTTGATTACGGATCACACCGGGCAAGGTCTGCTGTATGACCTGTTGCACTCCTTGCTGGCTTTCTGCTTTGGCGATGGCTCTGAGATCTTTGCCTTTGAATGTGCCGTAGGCCGTGCCTGCTTTTTGTACGGCTCCGATCACGCCGGCCACGGATCCCGACTGCAGATCTTGATAAATGCCCAGGCCAGCATCCAGCAAACCGCCTTGGCCTAAGATGCTCTGGGTACCGCCAGGACGACCGATGGGGCTTTGTACTTGATCATAGTAGGTAGGATTGGCAAATCCTTGCGCATTGGTATCAGGTCTTGCTTTGCCAATGGCACCCGAATAGTATTTTACTGTTTCGTATTGTATGCTCATGGTGTTTTCCATGATGCCCCCATCTTGGTAGTAATCATAGGTGTCATGGGCCCAGTCGGTGATCATGGGATTGATCAGCACATATTCAACAAACTTGTGTTGATTGAAACCATAGATCGATATGTCGCGGAAGAACGGAGGCTTGCTGGGCACAGATCCGGGAACACCGCTTTGCGTGCCGTCGGCATAGGCTTCACCAATGTAACCCCAGTCATTGACGAATCTATCATTGGCGTAAATGTCTCTATTGTTGTAATCAAATCCCTGTGTGCGATTGGCGTTCACACCCATGGCACCATTCTGTGCCGGGGTGTTATTCCTGTAAGGTTGGTTGGGATCTTTGTAGTAGTAAGCGTAGTAGTTGTACCAAAGGGTTCTTATAAGGTCTCCACCGTCATCATGGAACACACATCGCACCGGTTGATAATTGATGCGCTTCTGTATCAGCCTCTTGCGATTGTACTGATTCATGGTGTCGACTTCCATCTGGTACTTGGGAAGTTCGATGTTTTTGACCAAGAGTCCCACGGTACTGGAGTCAGTGCTGTTGAATATCTGCCGCAGCGGCGGTATGGCCGTGGTGTTTAGATTAAAATAGACATGGAATAAGAACTTGAGGCGAGGACTGTTCTCATACCCATTGGTACGGAAAGTTTTGCTCGCATGGGTATAATCTTTGAGAAAATCATTCCCAAAGAATGTGTTAAGGAAGTCCTGCCCAAAGGCCATGGAGCGTTATGCTCCTACGCCAGCACCCGTGATAGAACCTGCGATGGTCCTAGCTGTGGAGGTACCAACTCCAACACCAAACGGTGATTGGTTGGCATTGTCAAACCTGATGCTCAGGGCGATGGTCACTGGCTCGCTGCTTCCATAGTTGAGATCGTTGTAGTTGGCTGATACCAGATAGCAACCATACAGTTCCCAACTCTCTAATACTGTGGGCTCTACGGCACCGTTGCCGCCGTCCAGCACCTGGCATACTGTGGTAAATTTGTAGTCAATGCCCGATGCTGCAGACGCTTGCTCAAGGAAATCTACTTGTTTCTGTAACTGTTGTCCGACCAAACGGGTTACTTCGTTGCTGGCATCGTCGCGCAGATTGATAGTGACTTGTTCCCACTCATGCTTGCCAGCGAGATACATCTTGCTGTTGTAGATGTCAATGGGTATCTCAGTAAAACTTACCGACGGTCGGGTAAAGTCCATGACCTGTTTGGTCAACTCCGTGGTCTGCGCATTGATACCAAAGTTCTGGAAAAAAACCCGGAACCGGTACTTGAGTTTTGGCATCAATAGGCCTTGTTCAGATGCGCTCTGATCGCTGCCTAAGGGCACTGTCATTCTGTTAAGAGATGCGGAAGGCATATTCGTAATTCTCCTTGATGCAATTATTTATGGCCAGTGAGGCCAAAAAAAATGGGGACCAAAGCCCCCATTTTCCTGTCTAGCGATGCCGCTAGACGGTGGTTGAACTGGCCACTTGCCCTGCTGCGATCTCGCCTGTGTTCTTGATTCGCAGCGGAATGTAAATGAATTCCACGGCTTTCACTGGCTCGATAGCGATGTCAACCCAGAGTTCGTTCCTATCGATGCGGGCCGGAGTGTTGTTGCTTTCATCGCACACCACCAGGTAGTCGTAGATACCGCGCTTGGCCACCAGATCGATCATGAGACTGTTGACAGCATTGGTCATCTCGTTGCGGGTGATCTGATCGTTGGGTTCAAACACGAACTGCGACCCAATCTCTTCCAAGCGTCCACGAATGAATGCAACCAATCGTGCCACGTTGATCCGGTCCAAGGCCGAAGTGATGGCAGATTCAGTCTTGTTGCCATAGTTGACAATGCCCGCACCTGGAATAAAGGTTATGGGATTGATCTTGTTTGTATACAGGACATCACGCAGACCTTGTCCAGTGGCGATGGTCACGAACTCTCCGGTCTGTCCGTTGACATAGCCAATGCGCTCGGCATTGTCTACCAGGCCGCGACGCACACCTGCTGGAGCCAACCAGGGGAACGCTACTTCGTCGTTGCGGATGAAGGTGCGCACCATCATATGGCTGGGAGGCTGCACAACAACACTGCCGGTGTTGTCCGTGGTCTGGCAAGAAGGATAGAACACGCCAAGGTAAACATCTGCAGTGACCAGCCCTGATTCAGTGTCCGTGGTCTGACCTGCGGTGTTGTTAGCCCAAGCAGTTATTGCGGTGCCGGTGGGCTCGAGACGCAACGGCGTGTCGCCGATGACGAATCCGGTGTTGCTGCGCTCGTTGTTGAGAGCGACCATGTTGGGTATGAGTTCAGGATACTGTGGAGTGGCCAGCAAGTTGAACTCGATTTGCTCTTCGCGCAAGGTATCTTGCGTGTCGATGGCTGATTTCAGCGCAGCCACGACCAAAGAGCGCACTGCCTGGCGACCCATGTACGGCGAACCATCGTTGCGATTGCCGGATGCTGTGACCCAGGCATTGGTTTCCAGCACTGACCAGTAGGCAGTGTTGCTGGGTGCATTACCGGTGCTGTTCTGTATACACACATACAACACAGCGTTGAACAGCACCTTGTCGCCGACCACATAAGCAGTAGTGGCTGAGTAACTGTCAAATGCGAAGTCCGTGGCATTGAAATAGTCTGCTTGAAACGATTTCACATTGAAACCCGATCTGCGTGTGTTAAACAGCAGGATTCCTTCGGGGTACAGCGTGGGATCCGGAGCGTCAACATCCAAGTAGTCACTGGTCAAAAGGCTAGTTATGGTCGGAATATTGTCAGTGATAGGGTTGGTCGTGCCGTTGGGTGCCCAGCGTGCATCTGCGAACAACACGCCACTGGCAGTGGTCTGATCGGAATTGACTATCTGTACCCATTGCAGCACACCATCCACTTGTTGCCAACGCTTGATCACTGGATAAAGTTCTAGATTGCTGGTATCGATCCAGAGATCACCTTCAACCAGTGATGTATTATCGCTTTGCTCAGTGGGAGCGGAAGCTGAAACGATGGGACCTGCGGGATCGGTATTTACAAGATTGAAGCCGCGCACATCATTGGTCACGGTCCGGTAACCTTTCCATCCACCATCGTCCTGGATCATGATGTCTACTTGATCCACAGCAGAATAGTACCAGTAACGACCATCTGCGGGATCTTTTC